CGTAGGTTGTGCTTTTTCCTCCAGGCGTCGAGAGCGGATATTTTCCGCTCCCAATCCTCACGCATGAACTGGCGCATCATCGCATAAAAACCGATGTATGCCCGCGCCATTGTATCCACGTTCCCGCTGTGAAGTTTGTAAATAATATCTCCGAAGCGCTGATTGTTTTCAGCGCTCCAGTTTTCAGCATCTTTTGAGACTATCCCGCCGATGGTGTAGTTCATGCGACCAGCTCCATTCCTTTGCACTCAGCTTTTCCTCCCCATTGGCTTGCCATTGCTTGTGCTATGCCTTCGTATGTTTTTGATCTCAATTTTGCACGATCTGAGTTTGGAGGAAGTTTCCATATACGCTGCTCTCTACCGTCAACAATGTTTGTTGGATTTAGCTTCGGCAACCCCTTAAGCCACAAACGTGTTGACTTTGTTTCTCCGTGGCCAAATTGCCACGGCTGAATTATCTGGTCTGGCTTTCTATACCACCTACTCATTATCCCAATAGGATTTTCAATAGCAACCATTGGCACATGGTCAAGATTTGTAAACAACATAAAAAAATCTATAGATTTTTGCTGCCTGCCATCTTTTTGCTTTTCTTTAAACCAGCGAGCCCCACTAACAGACAAATCCGTGCATGGCGGGAATGCGATAACCATATCCCACTCTATGCATAAAACAGACAAAACATCTCCGCGAATATGCCACCACGGGCGCCCTCCACTACATGGTAAAATGTCGCACGAATACGCTTCGTGCCCGCGCTGCCTAAACGCGCTTGTCACCGCCTGACTCTCTTCGCATGCGCAAAGAACTTTCATAGCACCAGCTCCATGGCTTTCACAGTCATCGGCCTACTCACAACCAACGTGCCGCCGCAGTTACGATCAGCGCACAGGGTGATGGCATCAATAAACCCTGCGCACTGCCCCTCGAAATCGAGCAGGGCCGGAGCCCCGCAACGATTGCATTTATACAGTTTCCTCATATCGCTAAAGCCTCCTGCCAACCAATGGTAACAATATCACGCTGCTTCCTGATTTTTTTCCGATACCGCATTGTCGCTTGGTATGTCGCGATAGCTCTGCAGTTTATGTGGTACTCAATTTTTCGTCCTGGGCGGTCGGTGTATTCGTCAAGGTTCCTCCCGCAGTGCTTGCACCGTCTGGGGAGGTTTAATTTTTCTTCGACTTCGCCCACCTCTTGGTGCGGGTCTTCGCGATACATCTTTTCCAACAATGCCCATTTTGCATCAACTCTATCCATCGCCCTGGTTGCCGCCGTAGCCATGGTTTAGCCCTCCTGAAATGTGTGGTTATTCGTTATCAAGGTCCCCGAAGAAATCGCCACCAGCAAACGCTCGAGCTACGCGCTGGTCAAAAGCGTTGGCATCAACAAGTGTCCGCAGTCCAATTTTGCACCCCTCTATTTTTCCAGAGCGTACCCAAATCGAAATGGTTTGGGGGTTGCATCTGACCATCTTTGCCGCCTCTGCGGTGGTGTAGCTTTTTTTGATAGTTTTGGCGTTTTGTTGCATAAAAAGTGCCCTTTTTGCAATGTTTCGGAATGTTTAAGCGTTAAACTTCGACGATTTTTACACCAAACTGGGCTTCGACACACTTTTTTTTGAGACGGAAGATTGCGTATGTGCTCCCGCCGCAATACCCCTTGACATCAATCACCTCTCGCCGCCCATCTTTGTGATAAACAACAAAGTCCGCGATGTACTTGAACACCTTTACCTCGTTGACGATGATTTGAAACGGGACCTGCTTATCAAAGCCGGCTATCATGCCGGCTTGTAGTTGCAGTTTTAGGCTTAGGTAGTAATCACCTTCTTTTTTGCTCTGGAATTTGACCCCATCAATCTCAACAATGCGGTTGTTGTACTTTCCGCGCCGTGTCGCTGCGCCGTAGCTCTTAGTGAACATCCGCATCCTCCTCGCCGTTGAATAGGTCTCCCTGCATGCGGAAACCATCGATGTACGCCTCACACTCAGCAAATAGACGGTTGAGCCGACGAACACACATGTCCGATAGGTTCATAATGTCAGCGTTCTCCTGGTTGTGCGGTTTTTCCCGCTTCTCGGGAGTAACCGCCACCAGAGCCGCTCCAGCGGTTGGGATTATGCGCTCAAACTTGAACCGAACTCCCATGCGGTCGGGGGCAGACTCGCCCTTAACAGTCCCAACTGGCTCATATTTGCACAGAACCTCGATGATGCTCACCCGGTTTTCGTACTCAACCGGAAGCTCAAGGATCTCGACAACGTCCGGTATGAGAGCGTTTTTTATGGTGCGGAAATCCGGCCTCGGTAGGTCTGAACTTTTGACAGTGTGCTCTTCCCATCCTCCAGACTTCTTTGGGGTTTCCCACACGATCACCAACCCAGCGTTGCCCTTGTCGGTTATTTTGCAGATACGGTACTGTTGTTCCATGGCACAATCTCCAGTCCTAAGTCGGTGAGGGTTAAATTTGTTTGGGATATTTGCAGCGCAGCGCAGGCAAAAGCCACTGCCACGATAAACGATGCGGCAAAAACGACGATTGCCTGAATTGCGATAATTCTGAGTCTTTTCACGCTGAAACGGTTCTTTCTGCTGATTGTGTCCACTCATGCCCACATTCGCTGCAGCGGTAGAGCGGTTTATAACGGTCGATTTTCGTGGAGTAGAACAGGGAAACCCCACAGCACTTGCATGAGAATTTTTTAATATCTGCGGCGCTCATTTGCTTTGCTGGTTCGGAGCCATGATCCTGCGCTAATCGGTACTCTTTTTCCTTTTTCCCGGGCAAAAAGCGGTCCTCAAAGCGGTAGCCCATTGCTCTAAGCTCCCAAAGTGCCCGCTGAACACTGTTTGCAGCGCATCCAGCCATCAAAGCAAGCTTATGGGTAGGGTAGAACACTCCGGAACTCTTTGAGGCTAAAAGGGCCTTTAAAATGCGTTCCTTGTCGCTGAGCTTATTTTTTGTGGTCATAGTGTTCTGCCACTTCGTCAAACTTTTTTGTCGCAGCTTCGATCGTTGTAAATGACCATGCCTTTTTCCCCCACTCCTCTGGGCCTGGCAAATACTCGAACTCCTCTGGCTTTTTCAGGAAAACGCTTGGCATACCAACCCTGACAACTGCAACGTCGTAACCTATCGGTTTTTTTACACCGGGATATGCAAGGCTAAACAGCGTGACATTGCCAACTCTTCGTACAAGTGTGTTTTTTGCACCGAATCTGTTGAAGCTCGTTTCTATTGTCTGCATAATTTTTATTTCTCCGTGTTGCGTTAAACGGTTAATGGGGGTGAAGATTGCTCAAGGGTGGTTATGGTGCCCATCGCCAATGATCGGGCCTAATTTCGCTAACAGTCCTTCGATTCATTTCTCTACCCGCCGATCCTTCCCACCCATGACAACCACCTTGCCGCTTGATATCCTGGATGCAACCCGGTCGGTGAGAGCGTCGGCAATCTGGCTGATGTTTAGATTGCTGATGAACACCGTTGGGTATCCCCATGAATAGCGCTCGTCGATAATCTCAAACCATGTGGACCTAACGAAGTCGGTGGGCTTCTCGCTGCCAATGTCGTCGAATATCAGCGGCAGCTTTGAGGTTTTGAGCTTTCCAATGAGCCCAGTGTCGCGGTCGGCCCTGATTGCCTCAACTACCTCCCTGAAAATTGAGGTGGCGTTGTAGCGAAGCTGCGGGATTGATTCAACGAACGGTCCTGAAAAATCCGCTGCCTCCACCCATGAGCGTGCAAACTCGATTGCCATGGCATAGCTGAGGTGCGTTTTACCGCATCCGCATGGCCCGTTGATGTACAAGAAGCCATCTGGATTACTAATCCACTCGCTTATACCGCGGATTGCTGCAAAGTCGGCTATTTTGGCTTTGCGGTAGATTTTTGGTATCGCCTCGATAAACCGCCGCTTTGCCGCTTCAACCTTCTGAGCCGTTGCCGAAACGTCGGGAGTATCGTCCGGAGCGTTATCGGCGATATCCTTGAGCATCCGCTCGACTGTTGCCTGAAAGCTATCCATTTTGCACCACCTCGATATCAAGGTTGTCGTACTTGTTCGGGTTTGTTCCGTCGAAGACAATGGAGTTCACAGTGGTAGGTTTGAAACTGTCCAGGGATAGAGCAGCTGTCAGCTCGTCCCACGGATCGCGATAGCGGCGGTGTTTGAAAAAATTCTTTGCCTGCATGATGTAGCCGCACATCTGATTCGGACCGTACTTCTTTGCGCAGTAGGCGGAGTATTTTGCTGCGCCGGAGATTATAGCTTCTGCACCATCGGTTTTCATTGCGGTGTAAAACTCCCGCTCAGCCTCGGGGTTTCGGCAGCTGCCGTTTTTGGGGAATACTTCCTTCACTCGCTCGTAGTCAGCAAGTTTTTTAAAATCCCAATTACACTCCTCAGCCTCGCGCACGTCACGCACACGCACGGAGTGTGTGTTTTCTTTTATCTCTTCTCTTATCTTTTCTTCTCTTCTCTTTGCTACAGCACTGCTATGGCAATGCTCTGGCACATCTGTAGCACTGCTATGGCAATGCTCTGGCAATGCTACAATTTGGTGGGCAAATTTTGCCGCTTTTGCCTTTCCACCGAGTCGTCCAGCTTCACTCCTTCTTTTCTTTTCGTCAAGATAAGGTGATAGGATTACAATCAGTTTCGGGCTAAAAAAGTGCTCGTCTTCGTCAATGTCAAAAAGGTCATAATTGCAAACAACAGTCCTTACTTTAGGCTCGCTTGTACAGAACTCATCGGCAAGCAAATCGATATCGCTCATCGGATAACGCATGTCACTTTGATCTCTCAAAACCTCCAAAAGTAAGAAGTAAATTGCGTATCCTTCAAGACCTAATTCCTTGACCACACGCTTGACCTTTCTGTCATGTCGTGCGTTGCTGTAGTGAGGAAAGTAAAAAGCATCTTTTTTCATAAGTCAAAAATCCCGAGAGAATGTGAGAGTGGCGGCGAGAGGGCCCCGCCGCCAGTGGTTGTATCGAATTACTCTACAAAAGGCTCTTGGCTATTATCGATGCCGTCTTGGTCAACACGCTGGCCGACAACTTCTGAGTTCGCGGTGATTGGCGATGAATAAACATCGTTTTCAATGTCTGTTCTCACTGTTTCATCCCGCGAAGCCGTGTCGCGAAACTCGACTGATTTAGGTATCCACCGCTCCAGCTGACGAAGACAGGTTTTCATCGCCATTGAGTCAAAATCATCCTGCCATGGGCTACCTGGCCGATTGTAAGCTGGGGAGTACTTCTTGGCATGGGCAATTACATCGGGCTTACTCATTACCAGATAGGTCGATTCGCCGCCGTCCAGCTTAACATAGGCATAGTAGTAGATCACCTCACCACGGTCCTGAAAAGCTGGTTTGTGGTTGAACTTTTCGTCTATGCCATAGCTGTACTCGAATTGGTCATTCTCACACACGAAATTCGCGAAAACCTTTTTCACCTTGGGGTTGCGATACATGAGGGAGACAAAGCCCTTGTACCCTATGATAAACGTACATTCTCCCTTGTACGGCACCAGATAGGCTTGCCCATCAATACCAGGTTCCAACCCCGTTTGGGCGCACTGCATGATTGCCCCGATAAACGAAGGTGTTGAACATTCCATGAGCTTGGGGTTTTTCCGAAGTTCGGTAACCGCCAAACGAATCAGGCGCTCAGGCTTCATAATACTGGGAAGTGCCGCGGCGAACTGTGGACGCATTGTTTCCAGAAGATTGGCGATGGTCTTCACCGGGTCTGCTGCTACCGGTGCTGTCGTGAGACGTGCCGCGAGTTCTGCTCCTGTTTTAGCCATGATAGGACCCCCTTATGCTGTTTTTGTGGTTTCGGTAGTTTTAGACACAACTTCTTTTAACCTGAATCTGCGGGTGCCGTTTTTATCGGGAGCCCAGTAAACCTCAAACCGATCGCTGACATACCCAACCTCTACATTCCCGAGCAGGTGCTTCAAACGATTCTGGAAGTATTCTTTGAGCTGGGTTCCATCTTTGATCTTCTCGTTTATGTTTAGGAGGTCTGTGCAAAGCGCTGCCGTGCCTTCCGGCAAATCGACCGTCTCGCCGTAGGTGCTGGTAAAGATTTTGTTGAGGATGTCTTTATCTTTTGCTGTTGGCTCTGGAGCAACACCTGCCAGCACATTGTTTTGCCAGAACTCATCAGCGCGATTGCGTAGGATGGCAATCAAATCATCATCTCGCTTGATGTAGCGCTCGACGTACTTGTTCCCACCGATGAGCACCGCCACCCATGCGCAGGGAAGGCCAGCAACGCCCATGTACCACTGAGCCTGTGTCATGTAGTAGTCAGGGGTGTTTTCGTCCTCCCAGAGCTTGCGGAGGTACTCTGAGGTGTTTTTTACCTCAAGGATTGCATTCGCCTCGCTGCCGATCAGGAGTCGGTCAACGTTGGTGAGGAAGTGCGGTACATCCTGGTCTTGCAAAACAGCGTTCACCGCCTCAACCCGATACTCAGGGTGGCGCAAAGCAAATTCACTGGCAATGACCGGCTCAAGAATGTTGCCCCAGTGCATTGCCTCAGACTCTTCCGACTGGATTTCCATCACCTTTTCGGCGTAAACTTCAAGGGGGGTGGAGAATGGGGAGATCCCCAGTATTCCGGCAATATCAGAGCCACCGATACCTGCCCTGCGGACCTGCAGCCAGTCCTCACGGCTTAAATTTGTGGTCTCGACCAGGCGCAAAGCCTTCACACCGCGAGTGCGATTCCATGCGCTTAATTGTGCTACCTGCGTTCCCATGATTATTTTTCCTTCTGTTAGGTTGTTTGTGATTGGCGGTCTGGGAGGGCGAACTCTCAGGCCGCTTTCTGTTTGTACTGAATCAGCTTTTTGATTATCTCCCGCTCTGGGAGATTGACCGAGCGCCCCCGAGCGTCCAAAACTTCGTGGATGTCGAAGCCCTGACAGGTCCCCGTGTTGGGGTCCCCCGGAGTCCAGTCGAAATAGATTTTAAGGCCGTCGATGTCGGCCCGGCATGTTGCCGTGCATTCCACCCCGCCCCCGATACGCCCTGCAACTGCTAACATCGCCATTCCCCCTTATGCCGCTGTTTGAAATGATGTTTCAGGATGAATTTGATTAAGCATCTCCTCGATCACTTGGTTTGCCGTTTTGTCGTTGAATGCGCAGATAATTCGGATTCTGCGATTCACCGCCCTGGTTACCATCAGGTTAGTTCTGGCCCGCTCTGGCTTCTGGACACCTTCAGCTTTCGGTTTCATACACTCACCTCCCGCGTTTGTTTTAATGGATTCACAACCACATCTGGTACTTTGCTTGCGCTGTTTAGATTGCATATTGCTGTTTAACTCACTGAGCGTTTTTTGATATAATGAGAGTTGCATCACTTATCTTTGTTTGCATGTAATTGCTGCACACAATGAAAATATACCGCAAATACAACGCCATGTCAATAGCAATTGCAGTAATTGCGGTTATTTTTTAGGGGGTGAAACAATGGAGCCTCGTAAGTTGTTGATTTCATTGATGGAACAACACTCGCTTACACAGATTGAGTTCGCAAAAAAACTTGGTGTCTCTCAACAAGCTGTGCAAAGTGCGATAAAAAGGAATAGTATTTCTGAGAGAATGATGTTTAAACTTGAAAGTGTTGGCTTTATAGGTCCGCAAAAACAACCTGATGCGGTAATTGCGGTTGATTCTGTAGACGAAAACTCAACCGATTACTACCGTGGCCAAGCCGATATGGCCTACCGGATGTATAAGGACATGTTAGAGAGGATCGATAAGGTACTTGAGCGCACGGAGGTCGCGCTCTCATCAAAACAACATGGGTATCGCACGGGACTGAGGAACCCGGTGGGTGGGCACGAGAGGAAGGGGGAGAAGGAGCAGACCAGGACCGAGCCCAAAACGGTCCTATAGACTGCTGGTTGTTCTTTTAGTGTGGTTTATGCTATAATTTGAAATGCCGGACTATCACCGGGCGGAAAATGCCAACTTTCTTTTTTAAAAGGTGGTTTCAAATGAAGGCGTTCTTGGGGACTGTCGCGATCATATTCGTATTTATACTGTATCTCGGTGCAATTGCCGAAAAGAACAAGCAAAGCGAAGACAGCTCACCAAGTACAGAAAAAGCGGCTGAGGAGATGTCACTCCCAGGGGAAGAGTGTGTTTTGCGCTTTGGCGTTAAAAGCGTATATCTGGCGCGAAGCCTGCAAGACCATAAGGAGTTTGTCCGGTTTATGGGGGCCCAGAATGGTCGAGCTGCTGACGAGATGATCACAAAAGGGAAAGTGCTTGTTGTCCCAAACGAAACAAGAGCCGATTATCTCGACTCAGGTTTCGGATGGGGGCTTGTGCGCATTATCGCGGGTGATTTTGCAGGCGCAGAAGGGTATGTGATGAGTGGATCTATACACAAGCGGTGAAAAGTTGAGTATCCTGTGTCATTCCAGCGTCATACACGGCGATTAATCAATGGTTCAATTACTCTAAAACCCGACGGTCATAGTAGCCAAGTATACTCAGTTGGCATGATGTGACGGAGGCATTGCGCCTAACGTTAATATACCCATCATAATCAGTCGCAACTAACGCATAACTAAATGGCGCCGCGATGGCATAAAGCTCCGAAGTCGCAAAGTTTGCGCCTTCTCCAATCCCACAAGGCCATACATGGGCGGACCCGCCAACTAACCCAGTCGTCTTGCATATCAGAGTTGTCTTGCAGGGTGGTGAATAAGTATGGCGAAAGCGCTGTACGTTGTCTGCAGGCAGAGCAACCAGATTATCGATACCAAGGAAGTTATAGATCACCATGTCGCCGTACTGCAAAAACGGCAATATTTTAAGCGAACTGCCAGCATAATACACTGAGCCAACCCTCCTATGCAGGTTGTACCCGCTATATTGAAGCAAATTATTAGCGGAAATACTTGTATCGAAGCCGCAATCTACTACCCCAGTTGTCGTGTTGCATATTACAAAAACATGGTAGAAGCGATTCCATTGAAGCTCAACCGCCGGAGGCCTGCCTCCTACTCCGCTTCCAGCAACCCATGTGTTTTCAATATTTTTATAACAGGTATTACTTAGAGCAATATATTCCGACGACCCCCAGCAGGTAGCAACCCCTGGTCGAACACCAATAACAGCACTGGGAGCACTGCTAAAAAACATATCCATGCCACCTATATAATTTATCAGTGGCTCGCAATTTCGGGCGGGGATGCTGTTTAGCCATGCAGGTTCAACGGTTGTGCCGTCAATAAAAGTCGTTTTTGCTAACATGATAATTCCTATTCGTTGACAAAAATAAAGGTTATGCCCGCTGGTTTCGCCTTATTAAAAATTCTCTGCAACTCTGAGTTTGTCGTTACGTCAGTTCCATATACCCGCACGGTGTAGGGGGTGTAGTCTCCCGCGTACGAGGAATACACCTTGTCGCCCGCCTTTGATATTCCCGCGCGAAAGGCTGGCCACTGGTTCCCCTCAACAATGCGCAGGTGTTTGCCTGGCGTTCCGGCTGGACCAATCGTATATCCAAACCCCCCGGCGATGCTCTCAAATGCCGCAACCGTTATGGCGTTGGTTGCTCTGAGGCTCGCGATAATTGCATTGCGCCGATCGCCCTCGCTTGTGACGCTGGAACCGCCGTTTATCCCGACAAGCCTCTCCCAATCTTCCATGGTGCCTGCATCGGTTGCGCCATCGGGGAATAACTCATCGCGCAGCGTTTTTGCCAAACCATCAACAATCAGCAAGGCCCTTGCCTCAACATCAACCTCAGCGTTGAATGTCTGCCCAAAATGGAACATATATCACCGATACCTGTTGGGGAAAAGCATGTTAATTTCGTTGCGCTTTGGAAAGTGCGCATTGTCTGGTGGTATCGAAAAAAACCACGCACCGTATCCGTCCCGGTAAGAATCCGAGAATCCAAAATCATACTCTTCGGTGGCAAATGTTTCAGGCGCCACTTTTGCCAGACCGGATTTGTTGTAATCCAGTGACAGCGCCGAAACGTTGCTGGCATCAGGGAATGCAAACGAAACCGCAGGAACAAATGTGCAGTTTGTGATCTCAAGGTTTTGCACATTGCTCAGATCTGTCTCAACATCACCTTGAGTAGTGCCAATGAAAACGCAATCACGAAAGGAGATTCCCCCGGTGACCCACCCCTGCGCAAACAACGAGCTGAACGCAGCAACCTTAAAAACGCACCCAACAAATGAGTATTGTTCATCGTCCGTTTCTGAATATCCGAGATCAAACACTGGAGCTGAAACTGTGCATCCGAATGCAGATATAACCGAGTTCAAAATTATTGGCGATTCGCTTTTGAGATAGCAGCACTTTAGCGTTGTGTCAAAATAGTGATTATTTACAATGGCATCATCAGTGCAAAATCGAGTTACCTTTGCATCGGTCGGAAATAGAACATAGCTCCCCGTTATCCCCCATGGTGCAAATCCGTCTGCCCTGTCCCAACCATTGAATTTTATTCCCAAAAACTGTTCGTCCCAGCCACCGCCATTATAAACGAACGAAACAGGCTCGGTAATATCCCGGAACCCGTAAATCACGATGTCCGTTGTATTATCTGCGTCCGCACTGGTGAACTCTAACAGGTCATACCAACAACCAGGGTCGGCCTTGTTCAGATAGTGATAATATGGTGCCGTTATCTCTGGAGGGTCATAATTTGGAGATATATCAAAGTAATAAGTGCTCATCCGCGCCTCCATGACCGATTCTCAAGGTGCATAAAGTTTGCCGGGTCGAAATGCTTCACCGCTTGCGCGTTGCGGTTGATATATCGATAACACTCAAAATCCATGTAACCACCGACAGCAGTCATGTGTTTGAGTATATCCCCAAGCATCTCCGCGCAAAAAGAAGAGTCTCCACTATAGATGGCGTAATAGTCAAGCATCAGCCCCGTTCGCTTATCACGAACAAACCAGGTATCGTCGCCAAGGTCCCCAAGGTCACCTACAAGCTTACAATCAGCATCCAGATACAAAAGCCGCTCGCGCGCCGCAAACCAGATGCGCAGCAAATCAACGGTAGCCAGTAGTTTGTTCCCTCTGCGCATTGATGCCACAACCTCAGCAATGCCACTCTCCTGTAACGCATCATCGATGCGCACAAACCGCTCTGCATCCAAAAAATTAGAGTGAGAGCATAAGCAGTATTCATGCCCGAGAGCCTGATTGTGCCGCATGCACTCCAAAACGTGCTCAGGCGCTTTCTCTCCAAACCACAGCTGCAGTATTTTCATAATCACACACTCACAACGGTTAATGTGCCCGGCCAAATGCGCTCGAATATCAACGGTCCAGCCTCACAGGTAACATCATCAAACGGACTATTCACAATAGCGTTATCTGCGCCGTTCTCCACCGCAATCGCGACCAACTGTGATCTGTAAAGAGGTTTTCCAGGCTCAATGTTTTTCATGTAGCTTTCAATTTCGTCTCGAATCACATCCTCAACCGCGTCGGTGCCAAAAATCTGGATGGACACACTCTGAGTTTTCCGCACCGGTGCCAACACGATGTAATCCCACACGCCAAGCGGTCTACGGGTATCAAGATAGTCGGTGATCTCATTCAGCAGGTCATCAGATGCCCCCTGTTCGTAATCCTCCCAATAATCCTCGCTCGATGCGGGGATTTGTGCGGTAGAGTGGGTCTGGATGCACAGGTATGGCTTTGAGTTATAAACCACGAACTCGCCATCAGAATACGCAACGCCGGAAACCCAGGCTGGAGCGTTTGAAAGATCTGCGGTTATAACAACCGTTACCGTCCCGCTACCGCGCAGGTTCTCATAAACATAGGCGTTCTGCACCAACTCGTGGAATGTTGTTCCGTTGGTGGTGTGCTGGACTGAAACTTCTTTGGCCCATCGCGGCCAATCGTATCGATTCCCGCCCGCTGGTGGCTGCTGGATGCGCGATAGGAGGCGCGATAAAAGAGAGGCATCGCCCTCGCCGCTGTTGCGAGCAACCCCATAAACTGAGCACCACCGCTCAAGGGCTGCCCGGCTGGTTCCATCTGGCCAGCGCTCATCAGCGATGTATTTTTGCATCCGCTCAAGATTCCAAATGGTAGAGGCAAGCACCGCAGCCTTTATGTAGGTGAGCGTCCCCTGGGCGATGTCGATATCAGGGATTTGATTTTGGTAATCAATGAGAATCCCGTTTAAGATCTGGTCGAATGTCCGAATGGCGATTGGCATTGTTGGCCCCTTATACTATGCTGTAGTGCATTGAGGTTTCAAACTGAGTTCCTGATTTTCTGTGCGCGGTGATGCCGATATTCATCCGGTACTGGTCCACCGGATCACGCTCGACAACGATATCAAATTCCGTCACCCGCTTTATATCAACAAGCCACTTTAGAGCTTCCGCACAATACTGCTCTGCCAGCCGCATTGACTCAGCAGTGATTTTTTTAATCAGATAGAGGCGGCACCCAAACTGGGGATTCCAAAAACACGCCCCCCGCTCGATGGTGAGTGAAAGGAAGATGTTGTTGTGCAGCGAGTCGGTCAGCTCGTTTTCGATGTCTGGCAGCGCGTTGGCCGCAACAGTTATTTTCGTGTCCAGCATTATTTACCCTTTAACGCGGTTGTAGTGCATGGTGTCGCCGCAGTGATTAGCGTTGCTGGTTGCAAAGTTACGCCTGAACCCAATGCGTGAGTGTGGGCATTGAAAATAGTGACGATCCTCTCATCCACCAGCGCCCGCACTTCTGCGGCAGTTTCGCTACCAAGCCTGATATCACCAGCCTGAACGGTAACCGGCCCGCTGCTGCAAACCTCAATCCCGCCATCCCCTTTGCACCGCACATAGTTATCTGTGCCGCTGTACAAAACAGCGTCCCCCTCTTCCAGGGCGAGACGGTATCGCCGATCGTCGCTGGCAACAATCAGAATCACATCGCCATGTTGCAGCATAACGCACTCAGAGCCGCTTTTTGGGCGAGACTGGAGTCCATACTGCTGCACTGCCTCTCGGCTGGTTATCGTCTCTCCTGCGCGTCCGGATGCGGTGATACGCATGAGCTTTGATGCAGAGGCAACCGCCGACTGGATTATCCCGCGAATTATGTTCATACCATCACCCCTGGGAGGCCCATGCGGACGGTTGTTCTCACGCCATCGCTTTTGCTCATGCTGTAGTCGCAGCCGTAGATATAGAGCGGCTGCTGAATACCAAGCTCATCATCGAACACCTGACAAAACATCTCCGGCCTCCAAACGTGCCCCCGCTGAGTGTGCCCTGCAAAGGTGTATTCGTATTGATAGGCCTGGTAGCGATTCTGCTCTTTTATCACAGCACCAATCTTTTGTGGCGCTTCGCCATCGGTTGTGGTCACCACAATTGTCTTTGCAATTGGGGCTTCATCGTCGGTGATGGTTTCCAAAATGTTGATATCCTCTGGCGAATCATCCTCCCCCCCCTGCTTTTGCCCGATAACGATGATCTTTCGGTAGTGCTGCGCACAGCTGCGCACCGCCCGCCCCTCGATAACCCCCGACTCGTTGCCCTGCGCGGTTACCCGCACTGAAAAAGGAGCGGACCCGCTGCTTTTGGGGCGGCTGAAAACGATGGTCCCATCCGGGCGGCAATAAAACAACACCCCGCGGCTGGTTGCGATGTCGCGAAGCACCTGAAAAACCGTTTGCCCAGGGGATACCGCCTCAAAGGTGGCGGGGACAGAAAGCCGCTCTATTCCGGCATCATAAACGATCGGTTTTCGATTAAGGATTGGGACCGTTTCAAAAAGCGATTTGGCAATGTCGGCCAACCGCTTTCCAGCGAGAGAAATGAAATTCTCGCAATAGCTATCCACCGCAAGCGACATCAAATCGCGCCCGGCGATGGAATAGGACCGCCCAGATTTTGAATATGACTTTGTTACCGAATCAACGATGCCGCTCATCACCGGCACACGGTTTACTTTCAGGGTGCACTCTGACCCAAGCGGCACCTCAAATTCAGGCCTCCCCAGCTCAACGCTAAATGCGTCGTCAGCGGTGTAGATGTCCGATGCTATCGAGTAGCTCAAAAAGTTCTCGATGGTCACCGAACCGATTTGCAGCTGCACTGAATCACGCATAGATCAGGATCTCCCCTTCAACGCGCGCTGGGTCTGGGATATCGTTTATTTTAATGATGCGCTCTGCATCTGAGTATGGCAGTCCGTTTTGCAGGCATATTGCGTGCAGTGGGGTGGGGTGGGTGATGGTTATTTTTTTTAGCCGTTCGCGCGACCCCTTAACCACATCAACGTGCCTCTGTAGGGCAAGCCCAGCCTCTTTCAACCCCGTCATAGTACGGTCTGCCTGGTACGCCTCATCAAGCATCTGGCGCGAAGCATAGGCCGCAGCCTCAAGGTCATTGACGGTAAGCGTTGCCGGGGGCTGGTCCTGCGCGATGTAGTTCCCCTCGATGTCAAATGATGGCTGCAGCGTGCCGGCCTGTGCCCGCGCGGTTTCATCTTCGGCGAACACCTGCGCGACTTTGAGCGCTGCGTAGGATGCACCGATTTTTCCAACCTGATCTTCAAGCCCGCTTGCGGCTGCCTTAATTGCTGTGATTGAGTTTTTAAGGTTGGCAACCATCTGTGCGGGGGAAGATGCAACGCTGGCGGCTGCCTCGGCATAGCGCTCGATGCACTGAGTTACGGCCCCCACCACTCTCCCCGGTAGGCTTGTGCCGTAATCAATGGCGGTGATGATAGATGTTGCGGGATTCTGGACCGCAAGGGAAAGCCCCTCAACGGCCCGAACAGCTCCATCGATGCGCTTTACAAACGCCCGCGCCTTGCTCGATATTCCACCGCCCAGCTGAGAGACAAGGCTTGTGGTCCCTGTGATAGCCCGTGTTAGCACCCCCGGCCCATCGCTGCCAAGCTCAACTGCAGCCTTAGCAGCAAAGGAATCCTTCGCCTGCAGCTGGGTTGCCAGAAAGGCCCCCTCTGCTGCGCTGAGGACGTTGTGCACATACTGGAGCTCTTCGCCGATAATCTGCTCAACAAAGGTGATATCGATTTGGCAGTACTCGTCCCGGTCGTCATGCAGGACGGTCCAATCTGTGATTCTGCCGTTTAAAATCCCATACTTTGGGTGCGTTAACTGAATTACAGCGTCTTGATTTATCAGATCAACGAACTCGGTGTGCCGCGAATATTTCTCATTGAAAAAGAATGCTGCGAACCTGATTGACCGTGCGCTCCCGCCCATATCATC